GAGCGATATTGTGTAGGTCTATGACTATCTTTTGGAGTTCTATCTCATTATCAAATAGGTCTAATTGTTTTTGTGGCATTCTTCTATCCTTAGGTTATTATATTATATGCTATGCCACCTATGTAAGTTAGCAGGATGGCTAAAAATAGGATGTCTATGAGTTTATTCATCTTTTATCTTATTATACTCTTCCAGGACTTCAGGATTCTGTAGCATTCTATCAACCATTTCATCATGGGAATACTTGGTCTCCTTAAAGTCTCCTTCTTCTACTATTGGCTGGTCTTTCTTGGCATCCTTAAGCATCATCTCAAGCACTTGAATAATTTCCTCGGGACTACTACCTACAACCTCATCTCCATCACTAAAGGCCATTGGTTCGCCCGATTCTCTATAAAATACTTCATTCAGAGCATAATAGACTTCTCCTGTTTCAGGACAGGTTCTTTTAATGATTCTATAATTCCAGGTCATGCTAACCAATCCTTCAGGAACCCTTCGGTTTGCATACCTACAACTCTTTTAGTCTCTACATCATCTTGTAGCATCACAAGTGTTGGAACGCCACGGACACCGTATTGGATGGCTAGGTCTTGCTTCTCATCAATGTCTATCACTTCAATTGGATAGTCTGTAGGAATATCTTCAAGTGTTCTCGCTAACATCTTACATGGTTGGCACCAGGATGCGGTAAACCTTAGGACTTTTCTCATGTGACACCTCTTCCTTGGCGATAACCTATAGAATAGGCAACCTTCCATGCTTCCCATAATTGGTCTCTTTGGAGTGCCTTAGGACTCTTTGAGTGGGTTTCATACCATGTAAGGAATTCTTCGGTATACTCCCATGGTGTTTTATTCGTAGTTATCATATAAGTCCTTAAGCTTCTGGACGCCTTTAAAGACGCATAGAATGAGAGTGGTGATAATATACAGGACACCTAGGAGGCATTGGTTCCCAGGCCATAGTATGAATCGTAGCACCTTTGGTACCTTGGCGGTATACAGGTCATCAATTGGTTCTAATGTATCGGCCAAGGTGGTTGACACTTCATTGAGTAATTTCATCATTGGTAACTTCCTTTGGGTATAAATTCATGGCCACAGGCCCGGCATTTCCATTTGATTACGGAATGGCCATTGACTACGGTATAATGGGTTGATATCTCTCGGTGGATACAGGTCACTCCGATACCTCATGGGTAATCTTAACCTCGCTCAGGAGACCTATATCAATAGCAGGTTTCTGAAGCGTTTCATTGATAGTCTCGGTTAAGGACTTCTTTGTCTTAACCGTGGTGTTTTTGAATAATGGATGATTTGAATCATCCTCGTTATAGATAAATTCTGACATAATTTTCTCCTTACTTTATATGTATAAATCGAATTCGTAGCCCAATAGGTTCAGGTTCAATACAAAGGCACCAAGGTCATAGGATACATGAAAACGAACCCATTGTGCGGTATCTTTGATGACTTGAACATTAAAGTATTTAAAACTTTTGAACCAATAGCTCTTCCATACTTGGGCATTCCAAGAACGGGTAACCTTAAAATCTAATTTAATCATTATCGACCTCTTCCGGCAGATTTCTTTCCAGGTTTGTTTGAGGCAACCTGGTCTTTTACTGCACCTTTAGGATTATCAAGGTCATTCTTCTTGGTACCTTGGTTTTGTTTCTCATTCTTCTTGGCTAATAGAGCCTTGAGTGTATCTGCATATGACATAATTACTCCTTTTTAATCCAATTTGGATCCCACATATTTCTATAGGGGTCATCTTTGAGCCAATCTTCTTTAGCCATTTTATCAAACTTATCTTGCTTTTCTTTTGATAGAATAGGTTTAGGCTTTGGCTTATTCTTTTCTTCATAATGGTTTGTTATCTTATCAGCAACTGTTACGGCTATCGATATGGGGTTGATGTAAGAAGCTGGTGATGTTGGTGTCCCATCAGCAAGGTACATCAGGCCTGCCGTGGCGGCTTCAAGTATCACTTAATTTCTTCTTCTAAACTGTAAATCTTGTTTTCAAGTTTAACAATATGCTTACTGAATATACCTGATATGGTACCACGAACATCACCATTGGATATGGTATTGATTGCGCCATTCATATCAGCTTTAAAATCATTAATCATATGTAAAAAATCTTTACGAATATCCATACCATCAAACTGTTTTGAGTTTGGTTTTGAATGAACCAAATGACCTAACATTTCGTTTTTAGACATAATAACCCCATGAAGTTCTTTGTTTTTTTCTTTTTGAGTAGTTACTTGCAGCTGATGAACCATATACTATACTTGAAAGGATGGTTGTAGCTAACCAGGTTTGCCATGTATATGGGATGCCTGAATGAAATAGAGTGTTAAGTGACCAGATAATGCCAAACGGAATAACACCAATTAATACAAAAAATAATACTGTCGCTAATAATACTTTCACAGCTTTCATATAGTTCCCCTTATTTAAATTTCTGCCAAACCTTTTCATGTATATAATACAAAACGGTCATCATTATTGATAACCCAATAGCTGTATGAAAGCCAACCCAAGGTATCGTAACTAATAATACAATGATACGATATGAAATGGCTTTATATAATACTCTTTTATCAATATTATGAAGCAGTTTTAGTAACCGTTTCATAGAGTGATTCGAATTCTTCATGTGTCGCTACTTCTTCGGAGAAGTTTTGTTTATGGTACACATTAATTAATTTCTTTACTGTTTTCTTTGGAATCTGAAAGTTCTTGCTTGTATCATTAATAATATTCTTTACAAGGTCTCTCTCAGCATCAATGCGTGTGAGTGAATTGCTAGCCTCTTGTAAAGCGCCTTTGATTTTCTTCTTATCTTCTTCAAGTAATTGCATCATAATCCTTATAAAATTAATTCAGTTAATTGTGAGTTTTCACCCATTGTACCTTTAAAGAATGTATTAAAGGCCAAGGATATGCGTTTGTTATCTCCTTCTTTTGTCTCAACATTATGAGTGGTACCCGATGGAAATAAAATAATCATACCTGTTTTGACAGTATAGAACCATGAATCAGAATTATACCAATTCCATTCAGTAGGAACAGGTTTGATTTGCTGATAACCTTTTTTGTGCAAGGTTATCTTATCGTGTGCTTCATTCGCATTAATATACAGGACACCAGAGATAAAACTATTTGGATGCTCATGGATATGATGATATTGATTTTTCTTGGTGTAATTAGCCCAAGATTGTGTAATATACGGAACCATTGGATATTTTGGTGCATGGATTCGTTTAATGTATTCGGTGACATGAGCTGTGAGTATATCTTTTAAATTCTCCATACCCTTTTCATTTAAAATATAATTATTGGCAGATGTGATATTACCTGCATTAGGGACAACTTTCTTTTCAGCTGTCGTAAATATTTGCATTTCTTCTTTGGTAAATGGTCTATCCAAATTTGAAATATAAACAGGGATTGGAAATACACCTGAAATTTCTGGCTCTTTAATCTTAATCATTTTATTTTCCTTAATCGTTCATTATATCAGAATCATCGACAGAATTGAGGTAATCATATACTTTTTCATAGGCTTGATTTTCATTGAGTGCTAAAACATAGGCAAGTATCTCATTGTTGCCAATGGCTATAGGAAAAGGTGTTTGTTTGAGGTATTTAATAGGAATAGTCATAGGCAAATCAACCCAAAAATAATTTGAGTTTTTGATATTGTCTATGATTTGTTTAACTTCAGGTATTATATTCATCACAAGTCCATTATATAAAATTTACATTAGGCGCAATCTGATAGTGATTCCATCCATCTTTTTGTGCAAGTCTTATCATTGTCTTTGCAAGGCATCACTTCTTCGGGCACTAAACTTAATACTGCTGCTTCGGTTGCTAAATCAGGAACATCTTTTTTTTCTTCTGTCATTTTATTCACCTTTTGGGTTATTTTAACATTCAACTTATGGTTGAATATCTATTTAGGTATTTGTATAACCTAACATAATATAAAAATCTTTTTGGTTCTCTTTCAAAGTGTGGGAGATATCCAAAATACTGTAACATTTTTTCATAATATAATTCAGCATCGGCTTCAGTCATTACCAAACCCAAGAAACAAAAGAATAGCGAGTGCCCTTAATGCCTTCTTTGACATAGTGTGGATATAAAAATGCTGACGGGAATATCATAATGTCACCTTTGCCAAGCGGAATAACCCGGTCCCACATTACAAACTCAGCACCTGTATAATTATCATTTAAGTTACCAACAATACTCAATGTAGGAATACCTTTCCGTTGGCCATCAAACATATCATGAATATGGTCACAATGTAGCGCCATCTGTGTATTAGGTAAATAACGATTAAATCTTATGTCGGTATAACCTTGCCATCCATCAAACCATGGGAGATTAAAATGATTTATATAAGCTTGAATAGCTTCATAACTT